GCCGCGCATTGCACAATCCATACATGGGGTCCTTTGATCGGACCTGAGCTAGGAGAGTGCGTGGATCTACTGGTTGATCTGCCATGATGTGTGGCAGAGGAGGTTCTCTTCGTACAGAGCGGTTGCGCCTTAGCGCACTGATTCAATTTTCTTTCCGAATCAGGAGGAAACCGGCGCGCGGACCTAAAGCGCGCCCCACGGGGTTGCAGGAAGCCATGCTACTGGTCTTGACACCCAGAAGGGGTGACATTACCAGAGCACACGACGGGCTTATCTTCAGCGCGATGTTTTGCGCCGCCTCGTCGTGTTGGCCTCTTGCGGTCTGACTTATGCTTACCATGTATTTTATCCGGCTTCGGGCTCAAATGGCCCTGGTCTTTGCCGACTAGCGAACTGCAGCCCCCATCAGGAGAGGGGGGGGCATAGGCATCGCAAACGTCCACGGCGGTGGTCTCCGTGGGCATTGTAGTAGCGATCCCGCAGTAAAACGAGGGTGAGTCAACTAGTTCCTTTATGCTGGGATATGTAGTCCCGACGACAGGTTGCACGAATGGGTCCCGAGGGACCAAACGCGGATCGCCCAATTCCACCATTTTCGCACCTCTTGGGGTGCTACTCTTTGGGGACGGGATCTTTTCCTTCTTGATCGTCTCCTTGCCCGCGTTGCGCTTGGTATCGCGCTGCGCGGGCCTGGAAGCTTCCGCCTTAACCGGGGTCCTCATCTTCACCTCGGGTTTGGCGGAACCCCCCGCCGGCGGCTTGGTGCCGGTGGGGGGCTCAGGGTAACTTGTGACAGAAACCACAGACTTGCTCGTCTTAACAGCCGTGGAGGGTTGCGGTGGAGCAGTGGACATTGTCCTCTTCATCTCGCGCGCAAGCCCCTTCTGGTGCGGCCGCTCGCTTCGCATTTTCACGCGAGTTGATTGGTCCACACCTCGGCTAATTTGAGTAGTGGTCTTATGGTCGAGCTCCTGGGTGTAAAACGACACGCCGGGATGTTGTTCTAATTTAACCGGTGTGAAGTCAGTAAAGCCAGGATGGCGCTCGATCTCATGGAATGTGCGATCTTCTGCGAAGTACTTATCAAAAGCATCCCAATCAGTCTTCGGGTGCTCTCTATGGATTGCAATGTGCATCCAATTCTCTTCGCTGTTGGTGTAAACGCCGGCTGCTTCGACGTTATAATTGAGCCCGTTAAAGACCTGCTCATATTTCCAACCGTATTGCACAGTGCCGGCTTTGAGGATACACATCGCCAATGTGGAGAGGTAGGGGGTACCGGGGTCCGTTGTCATGACAGCGCATGCTTTCTGGAACAACCGGGCGCGACGACTTTCCTCTGTGTAGAGGGTCGCAGGTGTACAAGTGAACTTAGTGAAGACCGTAACTGGTCGCTGCATATTAACAGCAGACACATTGGTCAACTCAGGTCTTGCGTACATCCTCCCAAGGAACGTAAATGGTTCGTTCCGCCAAACCTCCAACTTCGCCTTGTGACCGCATAATGCGATAACGCCAGCAAAGTTCTTTTCCAGGTCTTTCCCCTCTGCGATCAGACTGTCATCTCCAGACACAAGCACGTTGGTGTTTAGCCAGGCCATCGCATCTTCGTGCGTGGCGCTTGACGCGCGCTTGACACAGTAGCACATGAAAGCCATGTCCCAACTGTTGTTGTCAGTCGTATCGGGAACTCCAGAACCCAGTGACAAGCCAGTGCGATACCGCACACCATTGCTTGTCTTCACGGCCATATCGACCGTATCTAGGTGCATCTGGAGGACCTTCTTCCTCTCTTCTCCCGTAAATACCGCTCCAAGGAGCTTGGCAAACAGGATTCTGCCGACGACGGACTTTCGTCCGTCCATCCGTGAGATATCTCCCCCGTAAAGCGTGTTGGCGACTGCATGGCGACTTATAGATTGGACCCGGGATTCCAACTTCTCCGGGGACCATCCGACAGCTATAAAAGGGGCCTTCTTGGTCACGGCCTCTTTAAAAGGGTAAATTGCACTCATATACTCGGGCTTCAAGCGGCCACCTACAGCCACTATGTTCCGAGGCTCAAGCTTAGCTGAGCCGGTGCACTCCCCACCGTCGTTCTCCATCTTGAGGAAACCATCATGGATGTTATCATCATCCTCGTTCTCCAGAATGGAGCGACAAACGGAAGCTCTCTTCGTCGCAGTGTCTTGCTTTTCCAGTACTTGGTCAAAATTCCACAGGGACGTTTTAATGCCGCGGGTATTAGCCTCGACAAAGTCGTCCATCCACTCAAGGATCTGCGTGGGAACCTGCCCTCCGGCGGGTTGCTGTATGTCCACACAGCGTGACTTGACTGCCATCTCATCGTTCTTCTTGCTCTTCATGGGCACGATAGGTGCTTGAACGATTCGGGTCATGAGCGCGTGCATTGAGCGAGGCTTGTAGGGTTCCATACCCACACCCCCTTGGCTGCCATGGCTGTAAATTATAATAAACGGCCCGACACCTAGAGGTGTGCCTTTGATATCACGAACGCAGTCCATAACTACGTCGCGAGTGATCGCTCGATCTTTCATGCAATCGTACGCTTCCGAGACGCCATGCGGAGTCAGCTTCTCCTTACTCAACATCTGCACCCAAACACTGTGCGGGACATCGAGGGAGCTATGCTCACCATTGACAGCAATCCATGTCACATCTCTTTCATCTTCAGAGCCCTGGGCAGGACCTACACTACGGGTGGTCATAATCTGCCAGGAAT